TATTATATGAGTTAGAAAAATTTTATTTTGATGTACCTTTCTTCAATATTGTAGATTTTTTTAAAAATACTAAAGACATTATTGAATACGTAAAATATTTTCCAAACTTTATGAAACAGCCTAATAAAATTTATAATCAATATTATGAGATGTTTCCAACCCCTGCAGAGAAAACATAATTCAATGCATTGGTTGTACAATAATAATCCAGTTGCAGAATTACCAGAGGATTGCGTGGGATTCGTTTATCAGATCACCTGCACAGTGAACGGTAGGATGTACATTGGAAAGAAACTAGCCAGATTCAAAACCTTACGCTATAAAATGCACACGCAAAAAAACGGAAAAAAAGTACGCAAAAGAATTCGCGGCGCTGTGCCGTCAGATTGGCAGGATTACTATGGATCCAGTGATGCATTAAACCAAGACATTGAACGTTATGGTAAAGATAAGTTTCGCAGAGAGATACTTTATTATTGCCGAAGCAAAGCAGAGTGCAATTATATAGAAGCACGTGAACAGTTTGCCAGACGTGTACTAGAATCAGATCAGTATTACAATGGACATATTAGGGTAAGAGTACACGGATCGTTGATTATCAAAGAAAATATACAGCAATAAAAAAGCCCATGTATTGCTACACAGGCTTTTTATGAATTCGAATTCAAAAAATATTATTATGCCGCTTTCGCCGCGTTCTTAGATTCTTGAATTTCTTTTCTTCTGGCTTTGATTAGTTTGCCTAATTCTGCTAGTGCTTTTCTTGCTCTAGTGCCAGATGCTTTAACACCTTTTTCAACGAACTTAGAATTTTCTTCTGAGTAAGTTTGAATAGTTGTCATTATTGATTCATGTGTTTGTGACATATTATTCATCCTTTGTTATGTTGTTAATTAACGTATTCGCTATTAAAGCACGTATAATGTGGTTTTGTCAAGAAATAATTAGATTCTAATGTCCACGTCATTGGCATAATTGGTAAAACCATTTTCTTTGGTTACTTTTAATACAGAGTTTACTCTGGTTACCAATTCATCTTTGTGAGATATTAAGAAAATATTTTTGTTTTGAGTTCTGCTCATATCTTTCAGCACTGCCATAGATGATTCCACACCCGATGTGTCCATACCAGCATCTATCAACTCATCTATGAACAACAAGTTGATCTGTTGATAAAGTCCTTCCCACACATCTCGGAATGCCCAACTCAATGATAGGATCAATCTGTTCCTTTCACCTCTGGATAGATTATCAAAATCTAACTCTCTGCCCAATTCTTCTATCTGCACTGTGAGATCTGGTTGGAACACCACAGTGTGTGGCAGTTTAACTTTGCTCAAATACCAAGCCAGTCTTTGGTTTAGATAAGTCAAGTTCTGTTCAATGATTTTGGTTCTTAAGAATGAATCTTTGGCAGTTAATAATTTGTATAGGAACTCTTGGTGTCTATATAGATCTTCCAATTCATTGGCACGAGTATAGTCTATTTTTTGTATAGCACTACGGCTCAACTCAGCAATCTGTTCTTCATATGGATTTTCTTTAGATTCTGTTTGTTTGAGTTGACGTTTAAGATCGTTTAGGGATTCTTTGTGATGATATGCTTCATCCAGTGTGTCATAATAAGTGTCTGGCACAATACCTAGATCACCAATATCGTCAATACCTTGCTGTATCTGTTCTAGGTCTTTTTTCAATTTAACCACATAGTCTTTGGATTCTGTCAGTGTGGTTTTTAATTTGGTTACTAAATGCTCGTGTTTGTTATCTAGTAATGGTTGTTCACAGGTTGGGCACTTGGCATCTTTAGTAAACTCTAAATCTTTTTCCGTAGTCTGTGACTGTGATTCTGCTTTGGTTAATGAGTCCTCGTGATAGGCTCTTTCTTTCTGTAGACTGGCCAGTGCTCTGCTGTTTTCTGTGTGTCGGGCTAATCGTTTGTGTGCGTCCATTTCTTTTTTGATGTCTACTTTTTCTAACTCTGTTATGGCTTCTTGAAAATTAGTGATATCTGTTTCTTTCTGTGTTTGCCAAGCACTGCTTCTCAGTTTGATTGTTTTAATTGATTCTTCAATCTTTTCGTTGCTGGCAATCGCAGAGTCTAATCTGTATTTTTCACTCATTAACTCATCTTTATTGCCACGCATCTGTTCTTTTAATAGTTCTGCTTTTTCTGACAGTATGGTTATACCCAACAGTTGTTCTATAATTTCTCTCTGTTCACCCTGTTTGGTAGCAAGGAACGGTTGTGTGTAGGTGTTTAGTGCCACAATGTTTTTGAACATGGCATGACTCATACCAATCAGTTTGTCAATTTCGTGTTGTGTTTCTCTGTTTTCTCCCTGTGCTTCGTTACTGTTATCTTCTTGTTCTACATCGTTGATAAAAAATCTTAACACAGCAGGTTTTCTGCCCCGTTCAATGGTATAGGTAGTGCCATTCTTTTCAAATGTGATGGATACCAGCAAATCTTTATTATTGGTTTTGTTGACTAGATTGTCTTTACGAATCTGTGTGAGTGCTTCACCATACAGTGCATAACTGATTGCATTTATGATTGTGGTTTTACCTGTACCATTTCTAGCACCTGCATCGTCGCCGCCCATGTCAATATTCTCACCTATAACCAATACTAGGTGTTTGCCTTCAAAATTTATCGCTTGGGTTTGATTACCCACTGATAGGAAGTTTTTAACTGTGAGACTTTTAATTGTTAACATCTAAATTACTGTAAATTGCCATTAATATTTTTTTATCATAGGTTTGTGAGTCCACAGAATCCAACTGTTTGATCACAATCTGATCCACTGAATCAAACTTCTCAATAGTAGCAGTGGTCTGTTTGGCTTGATCCATCTGTTCCGGTATTAGTTGTAGTTCTCTCAAACCATATTTGTCTATGAATGTTTCTCTGATAAAGTTGGCTTCTTCATAGGAAATTTTGATATCCAGTGTAACTCTCACATACATTCTAGGTTTTAACAAACCATCTGGATCAGCCAACAGTTCACTAATTCTATAGTTTCTATATTTGGGTGCATCTGGCCAATTGATATACTTGGGTTTACCACCATGCTCTAGAATCATCATGCCTCGTTCGTCATCGCCAGCATCTGCGTAGTTGTGTGGAAATGCATTGCCCATGTAATGAACATTGTTTCTTACCTGTCGTTTGTGGAAGTGTCCTGTGAACACATACTCTTGATTCACAAAGTGTTCTGCTTTGATTCCGCCCACATCTGGCATTTCTACCATCGCATTCATTTGAAAGAACGGTAATTCAAAGTGTCCAAATATGTATCGTTGTTTCATGTGTGGAATACGTTGCCATTCATCCTGCACTATCCACGGAATAATTGCCACATCGTCGGATTCAATCCATTCATTTACCACAGTGACATTTGGAATGTTTCTAATAAATTCCATTGAATTAATTTCTCTCTTGTCTCTGTAGAATAGATCGTGATTGCCCATGATCACGTAGACTTTTTCAAATGCTTGACCCAGTCTTTCCATGTTAGAAACTGTGTAGTTCATTGTGGAAACATTGGTACTGGATCTGTGATGGTGCCAGTCGCCTAAGAATATACAGGTTTCACAACCGTGTGCTTTGGCCTGTTCTATAAACCAATACACAAATGCTTCACAATCATCATTGTGAATTCTAGAATTACCTTTCATTCCAAAATGTATGTCTGTGAAACAAGCGACTTTTTTAAAAAATGCCATTATTTTTTGACTTCCTTATATTTAAGCAGTGAGTAATCTCCCTTGCCAGTTTTCTTCATGTGTTTGTTGAACAGTGCCATGGATTGTTTGGTGGCTACTCGTACAGGTGCCGCATCCTCTTTGATTTTTTTATTTTGCTGAGCAATGACTTCGCTCATCTGTCTAGTCATAGATGGCATCAAGTCATTCTGTTCCATAATGTCATCTCTAATGTTTTGATTTTTCTTTTCGATAATCAATATTCTTGTGAAGGAGTTTGTGATTGCCGCAGTATAATATGCAAACGGGTTTTCTGATTTAGACTCATCAAACTGTAGACCGATCTGACTTAACTGCATCAATGCCTGTGATCGCATTTCGTCATTATACGTGTAACCTCTCCAGTTGCTCCTTGTACCGTATCGTTCACACAGTTTCATATACATTTTTGCTAGTTCGGTTGTAACTTTACCATGAGTCAAAGAAAATTGACCGTTGGCCATCCCACCGATCCAATGTGATTTGCCCACACATTTTGGTTGTCCCTTGCTGTCTATTCTGTAGTGTTGGAATGGCGGAAAGTTTAATTTCACGTGCTCGTCTGCCACTGTTTTAGGATTGTTTTTTCTTTTTAAATCTTCTGGTATATGATCAAATGTCATCACACGGAACACAAGATCAGTTTTTTCTACCTTTCGAGGTGATACCTCAAAATCACTCATTTTTATTTTGTTCTTTTTGCCACCTGCCGCTTTGGCAGAATCCCAGGATTCTTGTGTGAGTCTTTTGGCACGTAATTTTCTTGCTTGGGCAATAGTGGCACTGTTTATTTTTTTTACATCTTTTACAATGATATCATATTCACTGTCTTCCGGTGACACATATGAGCAGTAGGTGTTTTTGCTCAGATGTATCTGACGCAACAGATCACGGTTATTCAAGTAGTTCACTCTTTTCATAGTTCTCTTTCTTTGTTAGTTTAGAATGACCACAAACAGGTCTGTTGAAATGTGTTGTAAAACGTGCCTTACGGTGTATTAAATGCGCCTATTATTCTGCCTATAAATATAGTTAAATTATACAATATTTTTTATGGCAACGCAACCTTTTAAACCAGAATCACAAACACTAGGGCAAGTAGTAAAAAACTCTGCCACTAATGTATTCAACCGTACTTTGGGTAGGCTGTTTAATGCAGGCTTAAACAAGGGTGCTGAAAAAGGCATATTTGGTGGTAATCCAAATTCTGCTCGTTGGACCACTAGATCAGGTTCTACGGATTGGCGAGTAAAACTAACCATACCAGCCAACAGCAGTTTAAGATCTATGTTCTTTTCTGAAAACACCACAAGTAATAGAATTTTAAAACCTCTAGACGATGCTGGAGGAATTTTATTTCCATTAACGCCTACAGTGTTAATTCAGCATCAGGCCAATTACCAACAGTTAGCAACAACCCATTCTAACTATCCATATTATGCTTATCAAAATTCTGAACCTTCATTCTTAAGTATCATAGGAGATTTTCCAGTTCAGAATCAATCAGATGCGGCTCATTGGGTGGCTACAGTTCATTTCCTTAGATCAGTAACCAAAATGTTCTTTGGTGGAGAAGATGCCACTCGAGGCAATCCGCCACCAATTCTAAAATTGAATGGCTATGGCAATCATGTGTTTAAAAACGTGCCTGTAATTGTAACCAATTTTACCTGTGATCTAAGAGCAGATGTAGACTATATTTCTACGACTCAAACTCAAAGAGCAATCGAAACTACCTATGGTGTCAAAAGTTTCGGTGGTGCTTTTGGAGAAATACCTGAAACTTGGGCACCAAGTCTAAGTACGATCAACGTTCAAGTACAACCAGTCTACTCCAGAGACACTGTCAAAAGATTTTCTATGAAAAAATTTATCAGTGGTGAATTACACAACAGTGGTGCTAGTGGCAATACAGAAGGAATAGGGTTCATTTAATGGCCAAATATTCAAACACATCTCCATATTTTTCTACTGCTCAAAACAATATCAGTTTAGATTTTTTTACTCCACGAACAATTACAGCAGAAGATGACGATGTGTCTTATACTATTGATAGAATCTACGCTTATCGGCCAGATCTATTAGCATACGATTTGTATGGCACACCAAGACTGTGGTGGGTATTTGCTCAGAGAAATCCTGATAAAATTGAAGATCCTATCTACGATTTTGCTCCTGGAGTCACAATTCAATTGCCAAAACTGAGCAATTTGAAAACTGATCTAGGAATATAAAATGGTAGATTTTACAAACCCTATTCTAAAAAAATATGTATTTGAGTCCAAAGTTGGACCACAATCTAATTCATTGGTTGAATCCAATGTACTACACAGGTACGCCAGTTACAATTATGTGTTAACTCTAAGTTCACTAACACGTGCTCAAATGGACAATCCAGATAATATTCCATCGGATCCACCTTATAATATTATTGCACGTACTGGAGGTATAGGTGACCCTAACACAACCAGAACTAGAGAGAGTACTCAAGGTGATGCCACAATCTCAGTAAGAGTTCAAAATACTGTATCCAAAATCTTTAATGAACAAGATATTGTAGGTGAGTCTCAAAGAGTTTTAGAAAAAGGCAGAGACATATATTTTAATTCTTGCACCATATCTAGTTTTCCACGACCCAATGAATTTAGAAAATTAATGAATTATACCAAAATTGAAATGACTATGGAAGAACCCAACGGCATAACGTTTTGGGAAAAATGCAGAGCCGCCGCATTTAACAGCGGTTATTTAAATCACACCACAGCACCATTTTTACTAACTATTGAATTCAAAGGATTTGACTCTAATGGCAACGAAGTACCTAATGCCGTGCCTAAAAGAGTGTATCCGATTAGATTGAGTAGATCATCTTTAAGAATGAATGCCGGTAGTACTACCTATACTGTAGAAGCCTATCCATGGACCGAATTTGCCGCAGTAAATGCTTTCTTGTACACACGATCATCGGGCAGTGTAAAAGGATCAGGCAAAGAATTAAATGAAATTTTAAAAAACTTTGCAAAAGAATTAAATCAAGACATAGAAGAAAACGAAAAGGGCAAAGGTTTAAGAGAACTTGCAGATGCATATGAAATCACCGCAGATACAAATATTGGTAGAATACAAACTGACTCAGATAATCAATACCCAGTGAGCGGACCATTTGGAATAAATGTTAATCGATTCTCTAAGGTTGCTTATGAAAAAAATCAATCAATAGTAAAAATTTTAGAAGATCTTGTGCGGCAATACAAAAAATATAATGACATAGAAAACATTTTGTTAGAACAGGTTAGACGTTTCACAGCAGGAACTAAAATATCAGAAGAAGAACAATATGTTTCTTGGTTCAAAATAATTACCACAATAAAAGAAGAAGAAGAATTTGATAAAGTATTAAAAACACATAGAAGAACTATCAAGTATCACATTAAAGAATTTAAAATACACATCCTAAATTTTATTAAAGCAGGATTTGGTTTTAGTTTTGATTATGAAAGAGCTGTGCGTAAAGAATTTAATTATATCTACACTGGAGAAAATTTAGATATTCTAGATCTTAACGTAGAATATAATGCTGGTTATTATCAAGCCATTTTGCGAAAACAAACACCAACATTTTTTGAAAATCTACTACAGTCTGGCAAAACAGTTATAAAAAAAGTACGGGCATTATGGGGCAGTCAAGATTATGAAGCTGATGAACTGTTGCCACTGTCACAATATGTGACTGCAATAACTACAGATGCCCCAAATATTCAACCTGAAAACCACACAGGATATACTCAACCACTAGCAGATGCTCAGTATGATTATTTGGTTAATCCTAAAGGAGACATGGTAAATGTTGAAATGAAAATTATGGGCGATCCTGCTTTCCTCGGACAGGATTATGCCATACCAATGAAAATAGGTGAAACCAGTGTTAGAGCCAAGGTAGGCCCAAACATCTATGATCCGCAATTAGGTGCATTTAACTTTGATAACGGTGAAGTTGTTATTAAATTAAATTTTAGATTTCCTAGTGACTTTGATGAAAATGAAGGTTTGTACAAATTCAATACCGAAGCCACTCCGCAGTTCTCTGGGTTATATAGAGTAATACGTGTGGAAAATATGTTTGAAAACGGACAATTTACACAGTTGTTAACCATGGCGAGATGTATGAATCAAAAGAAAGTTTCTTCTACATTGAATTGGAGTGGAGAAAAATCACAAGGAGAAAAAACAGTACCGCACTATGGAAAAAGTGATGGCACCGCTGGTGACATAGCAGGAGAAGCAAGGTTATAATAGGAGACACAAATGGCACTCACACAAGGATACAGTTCAACCACATCAGTCAGCAATGATCAGTCCTACACCACGGTTAAACCTGGTCCATACATAGCCTATGTAAAAGAAAACAGAGATCCTACTCGTATGGGTAGATTGGGTGTGGTTATTCCTGAGATTCACGGCACAAATAATGTAACTACAGATAAATTGATCACCTGTGAATACCTTGCACCATTTTATGGCGCTAAAAGTCCAGAAGCAGTGATTCCTTCTAATGTAACCAGTTATCAAGATTCACAACATTCATATGGTATGTGGATGGTTCCACCAGACATAGATACTAGAGTACTTGTAATTTTTGCAGAAGGCAAAGTTACTCAAGCATACTGGATCGGCTGTATTCAAGAGCCTTACGTGAATCACATGGTGCCTGGCATCGCTAGTTCAACAGATACATTTACTCCGTTGACTGCTTCAGGCGGATATGATGAAGCAGGCACAGGCAATGTTTCTAGCAAAGCAGGTCTTTATGGTTCTGACACTCTACCAGCTGGAGAAGTAAATCGAGGACTATTTGATTCTGCTTCCACAGCAGGATTTGATAGACTAAAGAAACCAGTACATCCATTTGCGGAAACTTTAAAAAATCAAGGTCTAGTCCAAGATAATATACGAGGCAACACCACATCATCTGCAAGAAGAGAATCACCTAGTAATGTGTTTGGTATTAGCACTCCAGGTCCGATTGATCAGAGATCATCCAAGAAAGACAAATTAGGTACAACTAACGATACAAGAGATATTAGAAGCACACGTAAAGCCGGACACACTTTTGTGATGGACGATGGTGATGCACAGGGTCAAAATCAATTAATACGATTGAGAACCAGTTCAGGTCATCAGTTGCTAATGCATGACTCAGCAGGTGTAATGTATCTTGCCAACGCAGACGGCACGGTGTGGATGGAATTTTCTAATAATGGTATGGTAGATGTGTATGCTCAGACTGGTTACAATTTAAGATCGGGTGCAGACATTAACTTCCACGCAGAAGGCAATATCAATATGTATGCCAACAAAAATATTAAAATTAAAGCCAATGAATCCACAGATGAAAATTTTAATCCAAACGGAGGAGTAATAATTGACGGTGCAGTTATTAAACAAATTGCAACAACTGATATTAGACTCCAAGGTCAAAACATCTATACGAAAGCATTTAGTAATATTGCATCAGATGCTGGTGTAAAAAATATTCAACAAGGTCGTTCTCGTGTAGATCTTATAGGAGGACAAGTGCATTTTAATTCTTATGGAGTATCAGAAGTAGTTCCTTCGATGTTTAGAACAACTTTTGTAGAACCAAGCGGCACAGGCACAGGATTAACCACTTATCTAGATGTTAGTCTTCAACCACTGGGCACAGTATTAAAAGTGGATCGAGCTCTGCCAGGTATGTCGGGTATGCGGATACCTACTCATGAACCATTCTGGGGACATCAAGATGTAGTGCCTTCTTTTGGATCAGTGGGTGGCACTGATAAAACCATTGGCACAGCCGGATACATTGAAGACGCAAATAGAAATTCGGATCTAATGTCTATTAGATGGGCACAGTACAAAGCAGATATCACAAATGAATTAATAAAAAACCCAACCAAATCTTTAGATTCCGTTACCTCAGTTTTTAATGCTGGTTATTCTAAGTTGTATGGTACTGCTACAAACTTTTTAAATGACAAACTCACAGGCTATATCAAACTGGGAGATGGTGCATTTGAAACATACAATCAAATTACGTCGGGCATCGATAAATTAAAATCAAACAGTGTAACCAATGTTTTAGTTAATGAAGCCGGCATACTCTATACTAAAGGTGTCAATCAAGTGGTCAAAACTACTGGATTGGACAAAGTAACCGGTAGACTCAGTAATGCTAACACTGTTATTAATTCGGTAGGCTCTTTATTATCAACCAAAACCACAGAAGGTGGTATCAGTGTGCCAGGTGTAGGCGACATAGAAGGCATCATACCAGGTGTGGGCAAGGTCAATAGTGTGTACAATAATATTTCTACAATAACAGAAACCTATAAAAATGTGGTAGGCGGTAAAATTACCTCAGTTACACAGGTTTCATCGGCGATAAGTAATTTTGGTAACAATGTTGCCAGCAAGATTGGCACAGTGGCTAAAAGTATAGGAAAATTATTTAAATTTTAAAAATGGCAAGCGATTATATTCCAGGCGTATCAGTTTTTAAAGGATTCAGTTCTAGAGCAGATCAATCCAACTTTAAAATGTATGATTTTGGTCTGATCAAACAGGATCTAATCAACAGACTGTCTGTGCGAAAAGGTGAACGAGTGGAAAATCCAGAGTTTGGCACTATTATCTATGATGTGCTGTTTGAACCCCTTACTGAATCCGTAAAACAAGCAGTGGCAGATGATATCACTGCTAATCTCAATGCAGATCCTCGTCTACAAACCGAAGATATTGTGGTTAGTGAGTTTGAACACGGTATTGCTGTACAAGCCACTATCCGATATGTGCCTTACAATGTGGTTGAAAAACTCACATTTTCATTCGACGAAAACAGCACTCTGCGTCTTTCTTAATATACGCACTTAATCAAATCTATAAATACCCGTATAAATTTGTATGGCCACAACAGATAGACAAAATCGATTACTCGTTGCTGAAGATTGGCGGAAAATCTATACCGCTTTTCAACAGGCCGACTTCAAATCCTACGATTTTGAAACCATTAGACGAACCATGGTGGCGTATCTCCGAGAGAACTATCCAGATGATTTTAACGATTACATAGAATCTTCAGAGTATGTGGCACTGTTGGATTTAATTGCCTACATAGCACAGTCACTTTCTTTCAGAGTAGATCTAAATGCTCGAGAAAATTTCCTAGAAACTGCAGAAAGAAGAAATTCAGTGCTGAGATTGGCACGACTGATCAACTACAATGCCAAAAGAAATACACCTGCCACAGGATTATTAAAGTTTACTTCTGTGTCTACCACAGAGAACGTTGTAGATTCATCGGGTACCGATCTTGCCAATGTTACAGTGGTATGGAACGATGGAACCAATGCTAATTATCGAGAACAATTTATTAATATCCTAAATGCGGCCAATGTGTCAGGACAAACCTACGGCAAGCCAAGTGAATCAGATACCATCGGTGGAATCAAAACAGAAATATACACAACTAGTTCTAACAACACTGACTTACCTGTTTTTACTTTCCGTAGATCAGTGAGTGGCGTAGACAGAGCATTTGAAATTGTGCCTGCTACTATAGCAGATTCAGAAAGCATCTATGAAAGCACTCCAATACCAGGTGGCGGATTTACCTACGTGTACAGAACAGACGGTGCTGGAGACACATCCAACAACACAGGATTTTTTGCTCTGTTCAAACAAGGTGCTTTACAAAATACAGAATTTGATATCACAAACCCAACCACTAATTTCGTTCAACCTATCAATGTTAACAATATCAATAACACAGATGTTTGGTTATACGAGTTGGATGATTTTGGACAGTTAGAAAATCTTTGGGACAAAGTACCTACCACAGTCGGTAACAATGCTATCTACAATTCATTAGCCAAAAACAAAAGAAACATTTATAATGTAGTCACTAAGAACGGTGACACAGTGGATCTTGTGTTTGGTGATGGCAATTTTTCAAATATTCCGTCAGGTAGATTCCGTGCATATTACCGAGTGTCAGACAATGCTAGATATTCAGTACAACCAGCAGACATGACTGGTATTACTTTTTCTTTAGGATACACAGACAAAAATGGTGCTCCACAAGTGTTAACTGTATCAGCATCTCTACAACAATCGGTTTACAATGCTTCTGCTACAGAATCATCAGCATCAATTAAAGAAAAAGCACCACAGATTTATTATTCACAGAATAGAATGATCACAGCAGAAGATTACAATGTGGTTCCTTTGTCAGCATCACAAGATATTGTTAAAGTAAAGTCTGTCAACAGAACAGCATCAGGTATATCAAGAGCCAAAGAAATTATTGATCCAACAGGAGCGTATTCAAATGTGTCTGTGTTTGCAGATGATGGAATTCTTTACAGAGAAGAGAGTGCTCCTACATTTACTTTTACTTTTAATAATTCAAATGAAATACTAAGCACTATTAATAATTCAGTA